GTACACCGGAGGCTCCACGCAATAGAATCCTGACGCTAGGGTTAAAAGCGCATTTTTCGCGGTCTGCACCACTTGGTAAGACTGGGCGAAGCCTACCCACGGTTCCGTTTTGGGACCGGGAAGCAATAGGTCTCAAAACGAAGTTTACTCAACGAGGTTCCAATGAAGAAGTCCAAGAATGGCAAGAAGGCGGGGGACACTCCGATCTTTGCCATCTTCGCTTCGGCCGCGGGTGTGGCCAATGTGGATCGAACTGCACTTGCAAGCGCGACCAACGCTTACTCGTGCGGTGCCTGCCATCAAAAGTGGGCAATGAATCCGCTGGTCGCCAAAGTCGAAGCGAGTGATGGTGCAGATACGAGCGTTGATCCGTTCTGCCCGCATTGCGGCTCTGCCGAGTCCGAACTGATTACTGACCCTCAGGAGAAGATCGAGGATCTCAGCAAGCAGGAAACGCTCGCATCGCTCCAGTGCAGTTGCTGCAAGACCACGCTGGTGATGAGCGCCGCTGCCGCGTCGAACGACGGTTTCAGCGAAGTGATTGCTTGCCCTGTCTGCGACACCGTGACCACGTTTGCCTCGGAAGATGATCCGGGTGAGCTGGAAGGCGAAGCGCAGGACGGCACCAATCGCGAAGAGATCGAAGCCGGTGACGACGAAGACGCTGAGGATGAAGAGTCCGAAGACGAAGACGACGACACCACCGAAGCCTCGGATGACGAGGAAGAGGACGAAGAGGAAGAAGACGAGACCACCGAAGCTGCTGACGACGCTGAGGAACTGGAAGGCGAAGCGCAGGATGGTACCACGCGCGACGAACTGCCGGTCCTGAGCTTCGCTGCGCAAGACGCTGCCATCGGCTTCTACCGCGTGAAGGACAAGGTGTTCGCTTCGGTCGGCGATCTGACTGTGGCCGTGCAGGCCAAGGCTGATCTGGTGGAGTCGCGTCACGAACTGTTCGACAGCCCGCGCTACATGCAGGCTCTCGCTTCGTCCGTGAAATCGCTGGGTCTGGAGCAGACCATCGAAGACTTCGGTATGCGCAAGCTGACCATTGCTGGTCTGTCGAAGGAAACTGCCAACGCCATGAGCGATGAGCGCATCCAGACGACTGCATCGGCGATGGCTGTCCAGAAGACTGAGGCTATGGCTGGCGAACTTCGTTCGTGCTTGGCTATCGCGTCGGTTGCAATGGGCAAGGGCTTCTACGGCAAGAAGCACGTCAATGGTCTCAAGAAGGCGCTTGCGTCTGCGATGAAGTCCACTGGCATGCGGAACCCGGAACGCGAACTGGATCGTGCCTTCGCAACTGCTTCGGACGACTACCACTCCGATCTGCTGGAGCTGGCGTTCGATCTGATGTCCCAGCCGCTCGATGCGCGCAACGCCATCGCTTCGGCTGTCGAGGACATGGCTTATCCGTCGGGCCTGCGCGTCGAGTCTTCGGACGACGACGAGGAAGAGGAAGGAGACATGGACGAGTTGGAAGATGCCGACAGCGTTACGGTGGAATCCAGCTTGGCAAGACCGTTTACCGCTGAACGCCATGTGACAGCGAGTGTTGATATTGGTACCCGCCGTGGCAACACGAAGGGTTCCGCCCGCGCTACCGTTGCCTCGGTCCTTGAGAGCAACGGCGGTCGTCTGTTCTAAACAATCCACATATTGAGGTGTTTCAGTTATGTCTCTCAACTTCAACAGCACTCGCATCGACCGCAGCACCAACCGTAAGGTTGCCACGGGCCACATGGTTCTGGCCGAAGGTGCCGCTCTCGTCGCCGACAGCGTGACTGTCCGTACCGCCACTGGTGCAGCCAACGAACGTTTCGTGGGCTTCTCGTTCTCGCAGCAGAACACGATCAACGCCGCCCCGATGGTGGAAGACCTGATCGTGAACGAAGATGGCGAAATCAACCTGGCCCAGCTGCCGCTGGCCTCGTCCGCTCGCTACAACTGGGTCAACTCGGATGGTACCGTCGGTGCCTCCGCGACCCCGGCCTCTTCGGCTGCCAAGCTGATTACGTTCACCACTGGCGACGCTGATCGCGTCGTGCGCGCTCAGTACAAGTTTGCGCCGACCGCTGCTCAGGCTGGCTTCATCCAGGGCAACGTTCTGCCGGGCGGCGACTCCGGTCACCTGCTGGGCAACGTCGGTGTCATCACTGCTGGCGACGTCTACACCAGCGAGTATGACACCACCGTCGACTGGACCGCTCAGGCTGCTGCCGAAGCCGCTCTGACGATGGCTGCAAACGGTCAGGTGACCGTCGGTGGTGCCGGTGGCGTCATCACCGGTGCACGCATCATCAGCGTTCCGACGCCGGGTTCGGCTTACCTCGGCATCGCTCTCAACAACGGTTGATCGTTTCTCCCATATCACAATTCACTGAGGTTCCGCATATGTCTAGCAAGAAGACCAACCGTCGTCCCATCGTTGCCACTGACTTCCGTCTGGGCAATCGCGCCGAGCGTTTCGTCGGCCAGAACGGCGAAATCAACGCCAGCAACAAGAACGACCTGCTGCGCACGATGGCACAGGCACTGGAAGTGATGGCTGGCGGTCAGCAGATCGTCACCGCCGCGAAGGCCGAGGCTGCTGAAAGCCTTGCCAAGCAGCACCGTGAGCTGGTCATCGCTGCGTTCGAGGATCAGGATCGTTACGTCGAGCTGGGTCAGGCGATGGCCAACGAGCTGTATATCTCAGCGAACAAGCAGGGTTTCGCTCGCCAGTTCCTGCGCCGTCAGGAGCTGAGTCAGGGTCAGATCCCGCAGACTCGCTTGGAGAAGAAGAACGTCGTCGCCATCGTTGCCTCCAGCGCCACTCGCGTTGAAGCGCAGCCGGTCCGTGATGACTGGTTCTACCCGCCGGAGTTCTACATCAGCGCCCGTCCGTTCATCGAGCAGCGCGACATTGACCGCTCGAACAGCGACATCCTGGAACAGAAGTACCTGGAATCGCTGGAAGGCATCATGGTCGGCGAGGACAAGGTGTGGCTGAATCTGGCCAACCAGTCCATCGGCGTTGCCAACGAAGCCACCACCATCGTCGGTACGCTGACCCCGCTGGCTCTGGGTCGTCTGCGTTCCAACGTGACTCGCTGGCGCGTGCCGGCTGCCAACCTGCTGCTGGCCTCCGATCTGTGGGCCGACATTGTGGGTGACCAGTCGTTCGCCGTCGTCATCGATCCGGTGACCAAGCACGAGTTGTTCCTGGAAGGCGAACTGGGTACGATCCTCGGCATGAAGACGTACACCGACGCCTACCGTCACGAGTCGCACCACGTCCTGAACGCCGGTGACATTTGGGTTGTGGGCGAAAGCTCGCAGCACGGCCAGTACACCGACCGTGGTGGCGTCAACTCCGAGCCCCTGTCGGGCGCGCAGGAGAAGGTCCCGGGTCGTGGCTGGTGGATGCACGAGTCGTTCTCGGCGGTGCTGGCGAATGCCCGCTCGGTGGCCTACGGCCGTCGCGTCGCTTAACGAATAGCGTAGGAGGGCCGGGAGTTACCCGGCCCTCCAGCCGTTACTATTCACAGACAGAGGAAGCAACACAATGAGCAATCCTGCACGCGATTACCTGATCCTCGCTCTTTCGAGCGCGGTCAAGGGTGAAGCGGCGACGGCGGGTGAATACTTCAGTAAGGCGCTGGCCAACAAGGACGCCCTGACTAAGGTGATCGCCGAGCTTGACGACGCTGCCACTCTGGATGAAGGCACCGGCGAAGACGTCGAGGACACCACGGAAGAGATCGAACCCGTAGCGGCTGGCGATGAGCCGGGCGAACTGGAGGGTGAGGCTCAGGACGGCACGAACCGTGAGGAAATCGAAGCCGCCGACGAAGACGAGGACGAAGAGGAAGAAGAGGAAGAAGAGGAAGAGGACGACACCACGGAAGCGTCGGACGACGACGAGGACATCGAAGACGTCGATGATGACGTCGAAGAGGACTTCGACGACGAAGAGGAAGAGGACACCGAACTGGCGACCACGGCTTCCGTGGCTGCCCGTGCGCGTACCCGTCGTGCTGAACAGACGGCCTCGGCCAATCGTGCCCAGCGCAACATGGCTGTGGTTGCCGCCCTGCAGGCCGTCGTGCCCGCCAAGGTGGAAGCTGCTGCCAAGCCTGCTCCGAAGAAGGTCACCAAGCCTGCTCCGAAGAAGGTCGCCAAGAAGTAAGGGATCTTCCACAAAGAGACCCGCGTGGACTACTCTTGCTTCTGAGTACGTCCACGCGGGTTTTGTCGTAAGGGTCGAAAACAAGGAGACCGTTCGATGAGAGTTTTCAATACGTGCAACGTTCCGCGCGAGATTGAAGTGCAGAACAAGCACAACGGCAAGAAGGACCAAGTCATCTTGGCACCCGGGCCGGGCAGCATTGACGATCCCTATGTGATCGACCCGAAGATGGTGCCCGTCTACAAAGCATGGTTGAAGAAGTTTGACGACGAAGGACATACGTTCTCGGAGATTGATGGCTCGCCTACTAAGCACACGGAAGAGCCGGGACGTACTGCGAAGGGGCAGAAGACTGTCCGCTTGGACAACAACCTTACAGGCGAAGGCGTGAAGGTCGTACCGCAAGGAGAGGCGGTTGACCGCGCCAAAGAATAAGTCACTACGACACTTTTATAGCGCCAAACATGAGGCTATGAAGCATGGCAATGCTCAATAACACCTCTAGCGACGTCTACCCCACCATTACGGATTTGTCGCAAGTGATCCGTACCGTATCCACTACCGTGGGTGCGAGTGTGCTGAGGTCGAAGAGAGGTCCACTAGGACGCACGTTCGTTGGTGACAGGGATACGCACGATCTGCTGTACGGTCCGGTTGATCTGGCCGAAGGCACTGGTCACGCGTGTAACCAAGACTTTCTGGAAGTTTCCAGCAACATGTGGGTCAATCGAGTCATCGGTTCGGGTTACTCCTACGCCGGTCTGCTGTTGGCTCGCAATTCCGCGCTGCCTGTCGGTCAGCACCTCGCACTGAAAAACTACGGCTTTGCCGGTGATCCGCGCGAGGGCATCGACTTCACGACTGCCGGTACGCCGATCAGCACGGAAGTGAACCTGGCTTACATCTACGGTATCGGTCCCGGTGCGTACTACAACAACTACGCCATCGACATTCTGAGCGACAACATCCGACCGCCTGCGAGCGGTGTTGCTGCTTCGTATGCCACGACTGGTGGTACTCTGACTGCTGCGTCCTACACGTATGCCGTCACTGTGCTGACCAAGACTGGTGAGACCACGCCTTCGGGTTCGGCGACGGTTACGGTGGCTGGTACTTCCACTGCCGCGAACACCGTCACGTGGCCCTCGGTCAATGGCGCTGTCGGTTACAAGATTTACGGTCGCACGGCGGGTTCCTATGGTCTCATCGCAACGGTGGGTGCCAACGCAACGGAATGGGTGGACGATGGTTCGGGTACGGTCAACACTGCCGTTACGCCGCCAGCGGACAACCCCGCGGACGTTGACACGTTCACTCTGCGCGTGTTCGACCTGACCAAGAGCATCAATACTCCGGTGGAGGTGCACACGGTCAGCTTGAGTCTCAATACTGACGGCTTCGGCAATCAGAATGAGATCGAAGAGGTGGTCAACAAAAACTCCAACTACATTCGTGTGGTGAGTAATAGACCGAACCTCAACGCATCGCAGATCCCCGTCATCACTGCAATGAACGCGCAGCAGTTGTCTGGTGGTGTGGATGGTACTTCGGCCACCGTGTCGAATGTCATCGCTGGCTGGCAGGATTACCGCGAGCGTGACATTGTTCGCGTGAACGTCCTGTTGAACGGCGGCGTGGCAAACGTCAACGTCCACAACGCGATGATTGCGCTGGCTGAGGCTCGTCGTGATTCGTTCGCGGTGCTGGATGTGCCGGAGAACGATCAGGCGTCGCAGAACGCGATCAATTACCGCAACTCGGTCCTGAATGCCGACACGACTCGTGCGATTCTTTGTACGCCGTCGTACAAGCGTCTGGATACCGACAGCGGTCTGGAAATCTGGGTGCCTCTGTCCGGTAAGGTTGGTGCAGCGATTGCGTACACCGACTACGTGCAGGACCCGGGTTGGTCGTTCGCTGGCAAGAACCGCGGTATCATTCGCGGTGCCCGTGATCTGCGCTACCGCTACGGTCAGGGCGAGCGTGACAACTTGGCCGCAGCGCAGGTGTCGTTTGCCCGCATGCAGTCCGGTGTAGGCACGTATCTGAACGAACAGCTGACCCTGCAGCGCAAGTTCTCGGCAATGTCCTTCGCATCCGTGCGTCGCATCTTCGACGTCATCGAGGTGTCCACGGTTGAGGCGTTGTCGTACTTCTTGCAGGAGAACAACCAGCCGTTCACGCTGTCTCGTGTCACCGCGATGCTGACAACGTACCTCGACTCGTTGAAGAGCAACTACACGATCACCAACTACGCCATCCAGCTGGACACGACTGCTGCAACTCGTGGTCAGGGCGTGCTGGGCGTGAAGATTCGCATTGAGCCGACCCTGCCGATCAATCAAATCGCGCTGAACCTGATCGTTACTCGTCAGGGTGAAGTGTCCTTCGAGGAGGTGGTGTAATGGCTACTTCTCGTCACTCCTACTCTGATATTTCCCGCCTCAAGGATCCGTTGCTGGTCTACAACTACAACATGCTGATTGCCAACGTGCCGGGTGGTGGCGATGGTGAGCAGTTGATGTTGCGTTGCCAGTCGACGACCCTGCCCGGCATGCAGTTGGAGCAGATCCCGGTTGACTTGCGCGGCATGACGCTGCGTTTCGCAGGTCGCCAGCAGTACAGCGGTACGCTGTCTGCGTCGTTCACCGAACACCGCGACATGAAGACGCGCTCCGCCCTGTTTCGTTGGAAGTATTTTGCCCGCGACTTCCGTGATGCCACAGGTAACTACAAGGCGGATTACAGCACCAACATCGACATTGAGTTGTTCGATGACAGGAACGAAGTGATCAGGACGATCCGTCTGTTCGGTTGTTTCCCGACGGATGTGCAGGATGTCAGTCTCGAATCTGCGGGTCAGAACGCTGTCGTCCAAGTGACGTTCAGCTACGACTGGTTCAGGGATTTGGAGGACTTGTAATGTTGAAAGCCAGCCCGAATTGTGGCGAACAGGATTCCAAGAAGTTTGCTCTCATCGCTGATGCACTGACCAAGCGATACGGTCCTACGTCGGACTTGGAAGTAGCTGCTTGGTTTGGGCCGGAGTACGTCGCATCCAACGAGCAATCGTTGGATGCGGCAGTCCACAAGGTAGACTCTATGTTTGAGAAGTTGCTTGGCCCCGTGGAATTTGGCCACGCCATCATGGAAGATAATGTAGAGCCTACGATCCTCGCTGCGCTACACATCAACGACATCCAGTTTACTCGCTGAGTAAAGCCTAACGGCACACACCTAGTCGATACGACTTGAACATACCACTTCATAAGGTGAACACATGAATCCCGTTACTTCTCGATTGGCCGCCCGACTGGCTGAGCGCACTGGTACGCTGCCGAGCGTGCAGGTCCACAGCTCCGCTGAACTGCAAGAGGGCGTGCACTTGGTCGTGCTGTCGCATTCGTCCGATGCAGGTCCGAAGGCGAACATGCAGGCCCTGGCCTCGGTCTTCAAGGGCCGTGCCACTCCGGTGCCCGGCTCGTTCCGTCGCATCAACCCGAAGCAGGAATCCCGACTGGTCTCGGTCGGCTACGTTATCGCCAATACGGCGGTAGAGGAACTGACCGCAGACCGCGAAAGCGGCATGAAGGTCATGGCGAAGAACGTGCTGATGGATTCGCACGATCAGTCGCTCTGGAACGTTGTCACCTCCGATGGCGGATCGAAGTTTATCCGTCGTCAGGACAACGAAGACGTCTCGGAACTGCTTGCCACTATGGCTAGCGCCCGCTTCGACGTTACCGACGTTGAGGATATCAACGCCTGCGTCACCGCGACCGCTGACTACGTTGCGTTCGTGGACGTCGAAAGCGCCGAACTGGGCTACGGCTTCGTCGTTGCTTCCACGGAAGATGAGTCGCAGATCCTGCCGCGCGGTGGCACCGAACTGGTGACGATTGCCAACGATCTGATCGTTGCCAACGTCCCCAACATCGACAGCGGGGATTTCCTCGCTAAGCGTTTGAGCCGAGTTGAGGCCAAATTGCAGGATGCAGACAAGATGAAGGAATACTTCCGTCAGCTCTACAGCTTCGATCCGTCGTATCTGGAGCTGGTGGAAAAGACCATCGATCAGCAGGCATCACTGTAAGGAGGCCACATGGCAATGCTCCAGCTTGCAAACAACTCCGCAAATGCCGTAGTCATCGGCAATGTATTTCTTCCGGCGGGTCTTCGCCGGACGTTCGACGAACAGCAGCAGGCTCAACACCTGATCACCGCTGAACGTCTGCGCTTCGCCGGCCGCGTGGGTGTTGCTCAGCGCGATCCGACCGAAGTGCCGCCGGAAACTCCTTGATGAATGATGGAGCGTGGCCTTACGGGGTCACGCTCCTATTCTCGTTTCTGGACTAGAGGATCTGATGGCTACAAAATCCTCGAACCGCACCATTCTCGCTTAACCTACCACCTTACGTTTGAGGAAAGATCATGGCAGAGAAAATTCGCATCACCAACTCCAGCAACGCCACCATCGACTTGGGTAAGGTCGTGATTCCTGCTCGTTCGTCGAAGCGTTTCACGGAAAAGCAGTTGCAGGACATGGGCCTTGAGGTCCGCTCGCTGGAAGACTACAAGCGCAAGGGTATCAGCTTCTCTGTCGTGACTGGCAAAGGTGCTGACGAATCGGCTTCGCTTGAAGAGAAGGGTCTGAACGAGGACGGCACTGAAATCGTGACACCCCCGGCAGATGAACCTGCCGCCGAGGAAGCAAAGGAAGAGGTCAAGGAAGAAGAGACCAAGGAAGAAGACGCCGAAGGTTCTGCCGGTGACGCCGATGGTGAAGGCCAGCAGGAAGAAGAATCCGCCGAGGATAAGAAAGAGTAATCCGCATGTCTGAGCAGACCACGACCGAAGTGTTCCTGAGACTGCTTATCGACGGCGTTGCTAAAGCCGCCGCAAAGTATTTCGGGCTCAAGCAAAAACCAGTACTGGTGTTGACCAACAACACGCTGCAATACTTGTCACAGGTCGAAGGTTTGCGCAGCGATGCTCCGGGCACAGCGTATCCGTACACGGCACTCAAGCCGCAATCGGTTGCACTGGATGTCCAGCGCGGAAATCCTCGGGCTATGCAATTGGACAGGCGGGTGCAGAAGCAGAGTGGCATGGATAAGGACGCCAACGCTTTCAACTTCGTACCCGCCTCACTCCAACTTCAATTCATGTACGTGGACAACGATCCGATAAGGATGTTGGTGTTCACGAACAAGTGGGTGGCTGCCGTTCGACGCAAGCCACTCAATTTCGGTGTCAAGCTGGCTGACGTCATCATCGACATTCAGGTGACACTGGAAGACAGCATTGAGTTCCCAGAGTTCGATATGGACACGGGTTCGATGCAATCACAGGGAATTGCCTTGGGTCAGTTGACGGTGGTGGGCTACATCATCGAAGACATACGAAAGGTTGAACCCATAGAGTCCGTCTCTTTCAGCAGTGTAGAAGAGGATAGCACTGCGCATCTTGATGGTGCCATTCTGCTTGAAGTTGTAATCGACCCTGATGGCACTGTGCGCTATTCTCCGGACTAACGAGGGAAAGAAATGGGTTCTAGTATTGCACAACTACCGTCAGTCACGACCCTGATCAACAACAGTCGCTTCGAGATTGAGAACCCCACGGGTTCGTTCCACATTACGTGGGCCAGTCTCAGGACGTTGATCGAGACAACGATTGGCGGTCAAATCGAAATGCAGAGCACCTTGACTCACATTCAGTATCGTCGAATCGGTACGGCAACGTGGATCAATTTGGTGCCGCTTGAGAACATCAGAGGCCAGCAGGGTACCGGCCTGACCATTCTCGGTCAGTTGTCGAACCCATCTGAGCTTCCCGCCGACGGCGAACCTGGTAACGGTTACATCATCGGCAGCAACTTGTGGGTGTGGGTGGAAGACACGGAAGAGTGGATCAACGTTGGTCCGGTGGCAGGTCCACCCGGCGCCAATGGTCAAACTCCCGAGTTGAGTATCGACGACAACGACGAATGGATCAGGTGGCGCTACATCGGCGAAACCGATTGGACCAACTTGGTCAACGTCGAAGCGATGATTCCTTCGTACCTGCTTGGCGCAATGCGCATGCAAGGCACGTGGGATGCAAGTCTCGGCGATCCGCCTGACGCGGACCCGCAGCTTGGTTGGTACTGGATTGTCACTACGGCAGGTACCACTGCGCTTTCCGGCATCGATGATTGGGCAGTCTCTGACTGGGCCGTCTTCACTGCGGGTGGCTGGCGCAAGATCGACAACAGTGAAAGTGTCGTGTCGTTCAACGGCCGCACTGGTCCGGTCATGCCTGCGAATGGCGATTACAGCTACGCACAAATCAGTGGCACCCCCACGTTGCATGAAGTTGCAACGTCCGGGAGCTACAACGATCTAGAGGACTTGCCGACGCTGGGTACCGCTGCGGCAGTTGACTTGGGTGAACCTGAGGGAGCTTGTCCACTTGACCTAGACGGCAAGATCCCGACTGAGTTCATGCCGGTCAGCAGCTTGGTCTATCAAGGCGCATGGAACGCAGCGACGAACACGCCCACACTGGAGAACGCCACACCGTCTACTCCGGGTTTCTTCTGGCGAGTGAGCGTGCCGGGTACCGTGGACTTCGGTGCTGGCGACATTGAGTTTGCGCTGGGTGATTGGGTAGTGTTCGAGGACGCCACCAGTACGTATCAGAAGATGACATTCACGGACGAGGTAACGTCTGTCAATGGTCAGACTGGTGCAGTTGAGTTGAACGCCGCCAACATTCCGATGACGGGTGACGTTGGTGCGCCGACCATCGAGGAGTATCTCGACAACAACTTGCCCACCAGCGTGGTCAACACCGGCAGCATCGCAACCGCCGCTTCGGTTCTCGCTTTGGAAATCGGCAACATCCTGATCGGCGTTCGTTACATCGACGGCACTGAGGTGGAGTATTTCGCCCATACCGTAGACGGCGCAGATGAAGTGATCGACCTGCGTCAGAAAGTCACGACCGCAACTGGTGTCGTACTGACTGCGCACAACAACGTCACGCTTGACGAAATCGACCTGGTGCTTGGCACTAGCGACCAGCTGGATAGCGAAGCGGAGTACGCTTGGACGTTGTATCACGCTGGACGAGTTTGGGAGATCAACTCGCTTATCTCGTTCAACGGTGCCCGCGCTTCCATGTGGGCAAACAACGTAATCTAGTGCTGTAGGTATACAGCGTATGCTATGACGAATCGGAGTGGGGACATGACTGTGAGTAGTGAACTCGTAATGGTGAAGCTGGGCGCCAAAAAAGAAGTAGCGAAGGCGCTAGAGGATGTAATCATCAAGTGTAGGATCGCTACGGCGGTTGAGAAGTCGCACTTCATTGGGCAAATGTACGTGGAGTCCAATGGGTTCCAAGCAACTGTCGAGAGCCTCAACTACTCGGTCGAGGGCCTGCTGAAAAACTTCGGTCGTCATCGCATTTCGCTAGAGGATGTCAACAAGTACGGCCGCATCGACAAAATCATTAACGGCAAGAAGGTTGTCGTCCGTCCCGCCAATCAAGAGATGCTGGCCAACCTGCTGTACGGTGGACCGTGGGGTCTCAAGTATCTCGGCAACAAGGTCATGGGCGATGGCTGGAAGTATCGCGGCCGTGGCTACAAGCAGTTGACTGGTCTGGCGAACTACCTCGCGTACTCGATGGCCACCTACGGTGATGATCGTATCGTGCGCAATCCGGACCTCCTGCTGCAAATCGCAGATGCAACGAAGTCTGCCGGTTGGTTCTGGGTCAAAAACAAGCTGTCGGCGATTGCCGTGGACACCAAGGATTCCACTATCGAACGGCTGACTACCAAAGTCAACGGCGGTGACAAGGGCCTCGCTCTGCGCAAGACCATGACCCGTGAAGCACTGAGGTTGTTTCAAACAATGACTGCTCGATAAGGTGGAACATGGCATTTCGTCTACCCTCATGGGGTTCGATCACTGACACGATCAAAAGTAGGTCGTCGTCGATTGGTAACCTGACCACTGGCAACATCGGTGGTCGCATTGGTACAGTCGTCGGTGGCATCATCAAACAAGATGTCGTAAAGGCAATAGGAAAAGCTCAGAAGAACCTCTTCGGCAATTCCATGATCGGGGCATTGATCGGTCAAGTGTTCGGCGACTTGCTGACACGAAACGGCGAGGACCTACAGAACATGGTGAGGCGCGGTGACCCCGCGCTAAACTTCTTCTGGACTGTGTCGATGCCTGCCGATTTGTTTCCACCGGGTATCGACGTCAATCAGTACGTCGAAGAAGTAGACTTCACCATGATGGGGCTGGACCTCCACACTGTCAACCGCCCCGAGCGTGACATTTCGTATGCACGTAGGCGCAATCCTCCGACCATCAACATCACGATGTTCGAGGATGCACGCAGTCGCGTAGCTACGGAGTTTCTCGAATACTGGAAGGACCGAGTGTCGGATATATACGGGAACATCGCGAGTTGGCCTCGCGCTGCTCAAGGTTCCGAAGGATACAAGAAGCGCGTAGCGGTTGCAGTCAAAGGTTCCGACCAAGCAATCGTTGGCTTCTACGTCTTCATCGGCGTGTTCCCGACCGGCGGTGCGCAGTACACCGTTGGCTCTGATTCTGGTACTCGACTGCAAGTTCGCCAGCAGTTTTCTGTGGATTGGGTGCAGTGGTTCCCCGTCGAGGGGCTTTACGCATTCCAGCAACAAGGCAACGTGACTGTCCCGTGGCTTGAGGACGTTTCCGGCACAGGTACTAGGCAGATCAATGAAGGTTAGAATCCTAGCGGCTGACGATAGCTGGTTCTACGACTTGTCGAAAGAGAAGCAACGCAAGTACGTCGAGGAGCATCCGAAGTCCAAGTTTGCGCAGCATTGGAGGAGTGGTCATCACGACAAGCACCAGCTGGAGCATCACAAGACGCAGCGGGATAAGCACGGCAAGCTCTCTGACGATCACTATAAGAAAGCCGAGGAGTATTATCGGAAGACTGGTGGCGATGCGAAAGCATTGAAGAACGCATCGGAGAACGGCTGGTACTCAGTCATCGAAAAGCACTTGAAGAAAGCGAAGAGCGCGAAGGGATTGGATCACTACCATCGCGGGAACGAACACTTCGAGTTGTGGGAGCACCACGATACGCAGCACTCGAAGCTCAAGGGAAAGGTGACACCAGCCGGTGTCAGCGTCAAGGCGGGCAAGAACTGGGCCGCTCATGCGAAGATTGAGGACGCGGAACATCACCGTCGTCAGGAGAAGCATCACAACATCGCCATCGCTCACTTGAAAAAGAAGATCGAGGGCGTGATTCCGAAGACAGCAAAGGCCAAGCAAGAACACGCGGAAGTGCAAGCGCAGATCGACCTGCGAAAGAAGTGGGCTGCACGACACAACAAGCGGTTCAATGAACTGGGTGGCGAACTCCCAAAGCAAGATACACATGAGGATAAGCCAATTAGCAAGCTGGACAAAGCCTCGGCCTTAAAGGCCCTGCGCGAAACCAAGGCTCGACTTGCCGATGCCAAGAAAAAATTGAAGGCATCGCCCGGTTCCACTAAGGCACACGCTGAGTATCAGACGATAGCACGCAAGCTGGTATACCTATACGGTGTGGCTGGTTTGAATGTCAAGGTGGAGACCAACCCGATGAAAGTCGTATGAACGGCCCCTGTGATCGCAATCCTCCCAACCACGGCGGCATCCCACCTAACCGTGACTTGCAGACGATGCAGAACCAAGGTGGTGAACAGATCGTGCCGCATCATCGGCCGCAGCTGAAAGATAAAGGCAAGAACCAGATCGAGAACAGGAACGGTGGCATGTGGAGTCGCATGCCAAACATGAGTACGCAGGAGCAATTGGCGCGCGGTGATGACTCGCCGAGCAATCAAGGAGTAGAAGAAAACAACGGCTATCTCCACGCACAGAAGGAACTACCGCAACCGAACAACGTTGCGAAGAGACGTCCGCGTCCATCGCGTAGAGACAACAAGGCACTGTCGCCTCTAGTCTCACCGCTTGCCATAGGGGTGAACACGAACATGAAATTGTATGAGTCTCGTGCGCTCGCACGAGTAGAGGTGGTAGAAGCCGCACAGTCGTGGTTCAACACACTGACGCGGGAGATGCAGTCGCTGTACCTCAAGCTGCATCCGAAGAGTCGCTACGGACTGGGTATCCGAAAGGAAGCGCCGGTTCAGAAGCCGAAGATGAACGTGCTGCCACATTCGCATGCACACAAGGATCTGGCAAGACACATTCGATCCGCGCTCAACTATGATGCACCAACCCAGCAAAGCAATTCGACTGGCAAGGAGCACACGAAGTGGAAGCGCAACTTGAAGAAGTCTGAGTTTCATGGGATCCGTGACTCCCTCATAGGTCACGGCTATAAGTACGTTACACTCAACGGCAAGCACATCTTCCACAAGGATAAGCACCGCGTTGTAGTCACGCCGAAGAAGCATGACTATCGTGATGGGACTGGCTCTATCCATGTGCAGACGCTCGACTAATTCTTTCAGTAAGGAAAGAGTATGCAACAGAATGGCCCGCATCATCGGGGGGCTTCGGCCCCCAAAAAGGTCTCCGTCACAGTGCGTGAGACCGACGCAGCAGCTGGCACCAGCATAGAGACCTACTCCTCCGCCAAAGCGGACACCCCTCATAAGTCTGCCGGTAACGTATCGTCGAATAGTCCTGCGACGTCGAACTCCAGATACGTAACCATTCTCGCAGAAACTCTCCCTAGTCTAGGTTCGTTCTACGACCTTGAGACGTTCAGCATCCGCAAATTCGATTTGCTGGACATCAAGAAGATTCATCGTGCGAATGCGACGCGCAACCTGCGCACGCTGATCGAAGTGATTAACGCATCGGTAGAAGGCGCAGACGTCTTCACGTTCACGCCGGGTGACTTTTGGATGCTCATGTACTGGCATCGCATCAACTCCTTCATGGAATCGCCGCTCGACGTCACATGGGATTGCGATCATCCGGACCACCTCAAGAAGATCAAGGATGGTACGCTTCCGAAGGAATCTGTGCACAACAGCTACCGCGTGCAGGGTACGGACATTCAGAATCATTACCTCGCCAATCACGAGGAGATCGCTGCAATGATCCACAAGTCGGTTGCAGACTACAAGTTTGCGCTGACCTCGCCTCGCATCGCGGATCAGATGGAAGGCACTGAAATGTTGGAGCGCATCACCGACATTGAGAACACGATGCTGCAGGAGATGAACGCGGAGCAAGCCAAGACGGGTAAGATCGACATTACCCCGACGATGGTTGCGAAGCTGGCGGACAAGACTGCGGAGTACAAGGACGAGGAGTGGTACAACAATCTCGCGTCGATGATTGACCGCGGCCCTGGCGTCACGCTGGAGGCAAAGCGCGCTTTCCTAGATGGACTGGCTGCCGAGGGTCATGGCAACGCTCTCACACTCATGTTCCGTGAGTTTGAGGACTTGATCGATCACGGCGTAACGGAAACAGTGAAGGTCAAATGCGCGGGGTGTGGGGCTTGTACGGAGAGTTCGCTCTCCGTTGAAGTCTTCGCCTTTTTTCCCGCCGTTTAACGAAGAGACCCTACTGCTGTTGGAGATCAACATTGCAAAGGGTCTCGGGTACTACCAGCCGCAAAACGAAGAGTTCAAGTCGGTCCTCTTCAAGTATAGCATTCTGCAAAACGAAGCAGAGAAAGCAAAGCAAGAGGCCGAGTTGAACAACCGTAGGTAACAGGACAGGACAATGGCGACCAAGAAGAAGACGGCACCTTTCAACCGAAACAGTCTGACGGACGTTAACCGATTCCTTGCGGAGTCGGCAGAGACACTGGTGAATTTGACCCAGCGCCTTGGCGACCTCAAGGCCCAGTTTCAGTTGCAGGATGGCAACAATCCGGGTCAGGCTCAGAAGACCAAGCGGCAGATCGCGCAGGTCGAAGTAGAGATCAAGAAGTTTAACGCACAGCGCAAGTCGGCAACGTTCCATCAGGAGCGTCGTCAGCGCCTGCGTGACCGGATCATGCAAAGGGACGTCGATAGCCACGAGAAGCTGATTCGTGGGGCCAACAAGCTCGCCGATGACGCTGCTCGTGATCTGGATCAGCTGTCGAAGAAGACTGAGAGAGACAACAAGGATCTCTTGGCCGCCATTGACCTTAGCTTGAAGAGCGACAAAGAACTGCGCGAGTGGATGACCAGTCTGAGCGAAGACAACTGGGAAGAGTTCCTGGCCCTGCGTGACAAGGGTCGCATCGAAATGGCAGCGCGCGCTCGCAAGGCCATGATGTCCCAGCGCAAGACGAAGAAAGCAGCGTTCACCGATACTGGTACGACGCTGGCTCGCAACATGAAGCGACTGTCCAGCAACACGTCATTCTCTCAAGGTTCCGGCGCTGCAAAAATCTCCGACGTTGGTGAGGCTGACGTCATCGAGAAGGTGCTGGAGATTGGCGAGAAAGTGAAGCAGAAAACCGCAGCCGGTACAAAGGTTGCGAAGAACACCAAGGTTGGTCAGCTTGTTTCCGTCAAGGTGCAGCCGACTCACAACACCGAATTTTTCGCACGACTCAAGGACATCAACATCGGCATCGGCGACCGCCTCAACGGTGTGATGGATATCCTTGAGCAGATTCGTGACAACGATCAGGACAACGCGCAGAAGCTGCGTCGGGCCGAGAGCCGCAAGGCACAAACTGACCGCTTCGCCAACTTGGCCACTAAGGAGAAGAAGGAGAAGAAAGAAAAGGACGACGAACCGGGTGGCATTGCCAAGTTTCTGCTGGGTGGTATCAAGCTGGCTGGTATCCTTCTTACGTTGAAGCAGTTGGCGGGCATTGTGCCGAATACGCTCAACTCCGTCAAGCGCGCCGTCCTGACCGCTAAGGGTCTGTACGCTCGCATGACCGGCAACACGGAGGAGTTCAATCGTGTGAGCCAAGAGCTACAGATGATGGAAGGTGCGCCCGGCCTTACTGACGTCAAGGGTAGCACTTGGGCAAAGATCGCTGGTGGTGCAGCACTCATGTTCCCGGGTACTGCTTTCCGCGCTGCTCGCTTCGTCGCTGGCAAGACTGTCATGCCGTATGCCCGAGCCTCTGTGAAGGCTGCGCGTCAGGTGGGTGGTTACGCTGCGCGTCGTGGCATGGCCGGTCTGCTGGGTGGTGCAGGCAAGATCGCTTCGTCCGTCGGCGGCAAGTTGGCCGGTCGCGCTGGTGCAGGCATACTTGGTCGCTTGGGTGGTGGTGCGCTCGCAAGACTGGGTGCAGGCTTCCTGACTCGTCAAGCGGTGTCCATGACTGCTGGTAACGTGGTTCCCGGACTTGGCCCCATCGTGCTGACCATCGGTAACATCCTGATGACTGTCGGCATGTTGGCGTGGGAGCTAATGTCCGATCAGTTGAAGGACAAGATCAAGACGGGTGTCAAGAAGCTCTTCATGGTTATGACCGCCCCCATGCGCATGGCTTTCACCTGGGTGTGGGATAAGATGAAGGAAGTGTTCAGCAGCTTTATGAAGTGGATGGATGAAAAGACTGGCGGTTTGCTGGGTCGCGTCTTCCCTTCGATTCACTCGGGAGAGCAGCCGACGGGTTCTGGCTATTCGACTACTGAGGGTGGTCGTCAAGTCTACTTCAATGATGGCTCGGCCGATGCACTATCGTTCGATCAGGTTAACAAGCCTGCGGTGCCGCTCAGTGGCTCTAAGGGTGACTACTACAACGGTATGTATGCAACCCTGCTTGACTCTGCGAAGCGCCAAGGCGTTCAGAATCCAGAGGCCATCGCTAGACTGGGTGCCGCACAGGCTTCGCTGGAGACGATGTACGGTCGCCATGCTCCGAACAACAACCATTTCGGCATTAAGGGCAAGGGTGGCACGCAGACAACGCGTGAGTTCATCAACGGGCAATGGGTTACGACGCAAGACAGCTTCCGAGGTTACAAGAGTCCGCAGGAGTCGGCTGACGACTACATTCGGTTCTTGAAGGAGAACCCACGCTACAGGAATGTTCTCGCTGCGGGTTCTGCGTCCGAGGCTATTCGCGCGCAGGGTATGACTGGATATGCCACCGATCCTGCGTATGCGTCAAAGCTAATGTCGATTCATAGTAAAGGTGGTGCTGGCGCTACGGGTGCCGCTGCTCCGCCGAAGCCCGTGACCCCACTACCTGCTGCCGGTGCTGCACATACTCCGGGTAATGGTGTCAACGCGCAGCCTGCTGCACCACCTGCCGGTCCGACGGGTGTTGCGCCGAATGCGTCGGCATCGACTGGCAAGTATGCCGGTCCTTCGATCAACGATGGCGGCACGAAGATCGATGATATGCAATTGCTGGTCGCCAACATGCACAGAGAGTGGGCCTAATCATGTCCCTGCTAGACCTCGCTAAGGGTAAAATCAAAACAGGCGCCACCAACATCATCAAGGGCGCATACAGTGGCGTGTCGAAGCAGTTGTCCGGCATCCTTGTGAAGGATGCCGGCGACATTCCGGGCTACGACAGTGCCAGCATCAATGACATTGAAGACGCTCTCTACGCTGTCAACCCCTCCTACGCTGTGACGATCACGTACAACAACAGCTCAGGTAGCGAAACAGAGCCGACGTCCATTCAAGCGTTCCTCGCGACAAACGAAGCCATTTCATTCAACGTCACTTCTGAGTACACACCCCTAACCGAAGCCGGTGTGCTGGATACGGTCGTTGGTGGCGCTATCGAAGGCATCACGGGTAGCAGCCGATTGGCTGAGCTTACTACTCGACTGGCTCGTGCTGCGGGCTTTCGCACACTGGTGAAGAGCTTGACCGCGCAGATTTGGGGCGGCACCTCGCACTTGGAGTTGACTGTGCCGTTGTTGTTCGTCGCTGAAATGGAGCAGGATAACAACGGTAAGCACCCAACGTTGCAGCCGATCATCGATTTGTTGAAGTTGAGCGTGCCGAAGCAGGGTGAGGGTGGATTCTTCTTGGATCCTCCCGGTCCAATCTTCGAGTTCAAGGGCAACGGCATCGGCGAGAAGATGGCCCCCGTGGCTTCTGCTACGTCGTCGATGAAAGACAAGCTGGCCGGTGTGCTGGGTGGTGAAGATGGAGAAGACAAGCCAACGACACCGCTGGCTACTGCACTGAGCGGCACGCAGGACGCACTGACTCAAGGATTGCAGGCCATCGATGCGAACGTGACGATTCGCAACAACATCAGCGTAACCATCGGTGAGTTCCTGTCGTTCCCTTCGGTCGTCATCACTGGTGTGACTCCGTCATTTGAAATGATCTTGGGGCCTGACCAGCGACCGATGTTTGCACTGGCTCAGGTATCGTTCCGGACGATGTTCATTCCGACGGCTGAGGACATCGACAAGTTCATCTTGACGGGGACGGTGTAATGAAAATGAGAGACTTCCTCGAAACCACTGTAGTCACTGACAAGGTGACGCGAATGCAGTCGGTTTACTTGGACTACCTGAGCAGCGCGATGAACAATCCGCGTCATCGCATTCAACGATTGATCCCCGAGTACGAGCCACGCGTCATCCTGCCTGAGTACGAGTTTAGCCCGGACCTCTTGTCGGAAGACGTCTACGGCACGAATGAGAAATGGTGGGTCATCTTGCGTTACAATGGCATCTGCAACATTTTCCATCCGACGACAGGATTCGTGGCAAACCGACTCATCAAGATCCCGAACGCCAAGGCGGTTGACTCTTGGCTTGACCGTATCTCGTCGAACCTCGATGAGAAGCGACTGGCTCAACTCAACATCGGCCAAGCGAAGTACACGGTGACAATCTAATGTACCACATTAGCAATCGACTCCACGTAGACGTAACAATCGAAGGGGTCAAGATTGAGGGGCAAGACATTGAGTTTGTGTCGCTGGTGATCCACTCCAACTATCGAATGCTTCTGCCGATCATGCAATTGAGATTCAAGGATCAGTTCGGCAGCGCACGACGCTTGACGGCATTCGAGGATGGATCGCTCATCACGATCAAGGTTGGTAACACGAAGGACAGAATGGTCACCTATGACTTCCGACTGTTCAGTGCCAAGGAAGAACCGCACGGAGCGAACAACCTGTACTCGATTTCTGGCTACTTGGACCTACCAAAGTTTTTCATCGCATCATCGACACGATCCGCCAACGCATCCACCTCTGAGCTAATCACGACGATTGCGAATGAGTGCGACATTACAGAGCTGGATGTAGAGTCCACGACGGACAAGCAAATGTGGTACCAAGCGAACAAGCGCAACGCTGAGTTCACGAAGTACCTCGCTAGTCGTGGGCGTGTTGACGACACAAGCGTGATGGCGACCTGTGTACGCAACGACAAGAAATTGATCTACCGGGATATCAACAAGCCCGGCAAGGAGCAAGCGATCTTCACGTATTCGGCATCGAACGAATCGGCGCTGGACGTCACGATCCTTGCACACAAGAAGCACAGCAAGGCAGGCGGGAACAATCTCAACGTTGGCTACAAGCACGAAGTGGTCCAGCAGAACGCAACCAATGAAGAACCTGAAAAGGTGAGTGACGTTGAGTTGTATCCACGCGCAGACTTCGCCAACATCAACAAGAATGTGAAGGGCTCGATTGATAGAGGTAGACTGGACGTCTCTCCGATTCACTACAAGGACAACGTCAACGAGAATTTCTTCAAGGCGGGTCACCAGAACTACCGCGGCCAATTGCTGAACGATCAATATGTCGAGGTGCTGGCTCCGGTGCAAACCAAGCTGGACCAACTTGACTTCGTGCAGCTAGTCATTGACGCAGCCCTGACAGGCAAAGACGAAAATTCGTCCGGCTTGTACTTCGTCGCTGCTAAGGACATCATTTGCAAAGGTACAGGCTACGCCGAGAAGTTTACGCTTGCTCGCGCTGGCATGAATGAGCAGAAGAAGGGCTAACGATGGACATTGCGAATCGCAACTCGCTGATGGGTAAGCGGTTGATTGGCAAGGTGGTCGACAACAACGATCCCGAGCAGCTAAGACGAGTCAAAGTCAAGGTACCGGAAGTCTACGGCGCTGACATTTCCAACGAGGATCTGCCGTGGTGCATTCCGACCAACCTGTCAGTCATCGGTAACACATCGGCATGCCAATTCTTCGGGGTGCCGATCATTGACAGCATTGTGTCTGTCACGTTTCAGCATGGCGATCCGCTGTTCCCCGAATACTCTTCTTCGCCCACCACTCCGCAGACGGTCCCTGACCTATTCAAGACCAACTACCCAAATCGTTACGGGTGGATCGATGAACAGGCTAACCACTTCTTCATCGACCGCACCACTGGGGACTTGGAGCTTCATCACAACTCCGGCACGATGATCCAGATCAACCCGGACGGCCGCGTCACTGTGACTGCGGTGGAGAACGTCCACCTAGAAGTGACAGGAGACGTAACCGCAAACGTGGGTGGCAACTTGGACGCGCAGATTGCTGGCACTGGACGAGTAGAATCCGGCGGTGAGCTAACGCTGCAAGGTTCGGACGTAACGATCATCGGCGGCACGATTCGGCATCAGGGTCAAGTACAAGGCAACTCGACCGCCACCTACTCCGGTGACGTCAGAGGTCAAGGCATCAGCTTGGCAACGCACCGCCACGGCGGCGTGGACACTGGTGGTGGTACTACGGCACCGCCTCAATAAGGACTAGACGATGGCAACAGTAAGCTCCTACGCTGACATTAACACGTATGTCGGCGTCAACAACAAGCCAGTCGTTCTTACAGGGGACGATGCGGTCATCAATGGCATCATCAACATTCTGCTGGTTCCGCGACGCACGCGCAAGTTCCGCGCAAACTTCGGTTCATGGGTTTCGTGGTTCCTGCATCAGCCAGTGCACCCGGCCAACGCAGTGCGACTTAGGAACCAGCTACAGGCGGAGCTAAATACATGGATGCCGCTCACGCAGTTTCAGCTTGCCGACATTCGGGTGACGCCGTATCGGAATGGCACAGGCTACCACCTGTCGATCAGTTTTCCTTCCATTTCGGGTACCGATATGAAGACAGTCACTCTCGACCTCTCTGTGATGGGCTAACATGACCACGAATCTTTCACTAAGCAGAATCCTGCCCGACTTCACAGACATTCGAGACCAGCTCAAGTCGGGCTTGACGAACAAGGTAAGCTGGAACGTGCTGCTCGCGACCGACACCTCGTCGATCTTGTTGGAAAGCATTGCAGCTACTGGCACCATGTTGCAGAACAGTGCGCAGCATGTATACGAGGAGCGCTTCTCCGATACTGCGAAGCTCGACTCCACGTTGAAGGCTCATGCACGAACGCAGGCAGTCCGCCTAACGCGCAAGCAACCGGGTAAGGTGCTCGTGCGTCTGACTACCGTATTCGGTTCGCCGCAGGTGGTCATTCCGAAGTACACGCAGTTTGTGACGCAGAAGGAGAAGCTGTTCAATCGCGAGTCCATCGTCGTGCCTGCAAACGGTACGCCGGTAGAAGTGGAGTTGCACGAAGGTGCGATCTACCGCTCGACGATTGCGGGTGATGGTACTGCACTACAGACTGTATGGGTTGAGGTGCCGGGCTTCGTTATCTCCAACACTGACGTCCTAGTTAACGTTGGTGGTTACGAATTGAACGTGGTGCAGGATGCACTGTGGCACTACCCGATCCTCGAAGGCTCAATCTCCAATCACGTTGTCTGGGATCGCACGCTGCCGACCGGCGAGCTTGAATTGATTTTCGGCAACAACCAGTTCGGCTATCAGCCCGCACTGAATGAAGACATCCTTGTCACATACGTGGTATGCAAAGGCAATCTCTCCAACGATCCCAACTTCGCTGGCTACCCGGTGGCGGTGGAGAACGTGGCGGGTGTCAACGGCATCGCGTTGGGTCCACTCGAATCGGGTGTTGACGAGACTCCTGCAGAGAACTACCGTTCGGCTCCGCGTATGTTCGCCTCCTACGGACGCGCCGTGTCTATGTCTGACCACGAGGCTATCGCGCTCAACTACGGCGACATTGTAGACGCGAAGTTTCTGGGGCAGCGTGACATTGCACCGACGGTCAAGGAGTACATGAACGTCGTGTATTGCTACATGCTCAAGTCGAACAATAGCCAGATGACTACCGCGGAGTTTGCAGCATTCAAGGAGTGGCTGCTGACTCGTTCGGGTCCGCTAGACTACGTGCAGCAAGTGATGACGATGGTGCCCGTCAATGTGACGGCAAACGTCTACATCAGAAGCTCGGGTGATCCGGTTGTCATCAAGCAAGCCGCCGAGAATGCAGTGCGCGCGCTGTTCAAACCCGCTACTGGCTACATCGGTCGCAACCTGTATCGCTCTGACTTGTACGACGCGATTCAAGACTGCAGCCCCTACGTGGACTACGTGCAGCTCCTGACGCCAACAGCCGACATTGGTGTGAACATCACCGTGCCGAGCAACCTGTCGGTTACTGGCGTGGTGACTCCGGGTGCCACACTGATTCCGGGCAACGTCTATCACTATGCGATCACGGCATTCAACGCAGTGGGTGAGACGTTCGCATCCGACTTCGTGAGCATCACGCTACCTGCTGGCATGAACAGCGTGCGCTTGCAGTGGACGCGAATGGAAGGTGCCTCTGGCTATCGCGTGTACGGGCGCACCACTACGACTCCGCGCAAGATCGGCGGGGACATTGCAGGTGGTGTGACGCAGGTGATCGACTCGGGTGTGGCTGTCGGTGTGACGCAGATCAACACGATCAGTACCGCTGGTTTCTCCTACGTCGGCCTCAACGGCATGACGATCAACGTCTACTACACAGCGAGAACCTGATGGCGACAATCCATCGTATCGGAAGCAAGGATCAGATTCCGGTAATCATCGGAGCGGACAACGTAAGGTCCTTCAACCAAGAGTTTGGCGACCCGAAGGTTCCTTTCACTGAGGATGTACAGTCACTGTTCCACATGCTGCCTGAGGACTTCCGCGACATTGAGATTTGGAAGGACCTCTTCGACGTCATGGGTGAAGTGTTTGACGCCAAGGTCATGCGCTACTTCCGCGATATGTTCGGCAGTCTGGACGTGAGATACGCGGAAGAGTACGACACGGTTGATCGAGTGTTCCTGCTGTCGGAAGTGAAGCAGAAGGGCATGAACATCGACTTGTCGGCATTCACCGAGAACGACTTGATGAACCTCTACAAGTTCATCACGGAGTTTTGGAAGGAGAAGGGAACGCAAACCAACTTCTCCAACTTTCTGAGCTTCATTTTGGGCTTCGACATTAAGGTGGAGCAGCTATGGACGCACGACTACCTTGACTTCCGTCCCAAGTCGCAGACCAGTCAGCCGATTTACGAGGGTGGCATTTGGTATCCGACGTCGCACTTCCGGCTTGTGTACGATCCAAACAGAGGCATTGACATCCTAGGCGACGACAGCCCACAAGCGTACATGCTGAGGCTCATCTACTTCCTCGCGCCGATTCAGGTCGTGTTGAAGTGGGCTTCGTACAACTACGACATTGTTTCCGAACCCATCCAAATCGCTGGGTCTGTCAGCGTCCACATCGAGTACCACTAATGACGACACTTACCATCACACAAGCTGGCATGGAGGCAATGAACGAGGCGAGGGTCACTGGCCTGCTGCTGGATATCGCTTCGTTCCGCCTCGGTTCCGCCTACGGCTACACGCCGAACAGGGACACGGACAATGCGCTGCGCGGTACTATCGTGCATCCCATTGCTCCAAACGTAGCAGTGCCGTCAAACTTCTTCCGAACAGAAGGGCCTGACGGCGGCATCATCATCAACTTGTCGTGCATCCTGCCAGCGAGCGTGGGTGACTTCAACTACGGTGAGCTTGGTCTGTACTTGCCGAATGGGACGCTGTTTGGTCTTTGTGCATTCGACTCTCCAATCTCGAAGTTGGCGAACACGGGTGGCAGCGAAGGCAACAGTCTGGAAATGAAGGTGAAGATCATCACCAACATCGCGGTGCCCACGATCAACGTCAGTTCGTTGGTTGTAAACGCCGCAACGCTGGTGGGCTTTTCTTCCGCCAACATTCTCACGCCGCCGAGTGTCGCAGAAGCCAATATCCTGCGCACGCAATCGCTTGACGAGTTTGGTCGTGCTGGTTTGTACCATGAAGCTACGTCGGATCGCTGGCACCCGATGATGCACGACAACGTGGTCTACAACGGCACGGTGACTTGGGCATCTCCTTTCAGCATCGGCGACGCCAACTTGCCGAACCGACTGGGTGTCACGTTCCCTCCGCCGATCCCCGGACGCTACGTGCTGCAATTCATGAGCGGTACGCTGGCAGGTCGAGTGCGCGAAGTCACTCCGATCCCGGCGTTTCAAGCATCCGTGATGTACCCGCTTAATTTCATCGTCCAACCGGCAACGCCCAATGGGTACAGCTACGTTGTGTCACAAGCGGGTACGACTGGTAGTTCGGCCGTAACGTGGCCGACGAATCCGGGAGGCACTGTCCAAAGCGGTACAGCCATCTTCACTGTGTTGGGTCCGGTCCACAGTTACGGTTTGACTTGGGCTGGTTCCACTGCCACCGCTGCTACTCCGGGTACTCAGTACCGTCTGCTTCGCGCTTCTTCGTTCACGGGTCTCGAACGCTTCATGATGGAGTACCTGTTGAAGACTCGCGCCATCCGTCACTTTAGCCACCATCACTGAGACCCGCACACATGGCAAACGGTATTCTTGCTCTCGCTTTTCCCAATCCCGGTACTGATACGATTGCGTACACGGTTCCGGCAGGTATGTGTGCCAGTGTCGCGGTCAATGTCTGCAACACGGGTATCGCTACCAACATTCGCATCGCTGTCCGTCGTGCTTCGGACACCTCTTTCATCGAGTATGACGTACCGCTAGGCGGTGCATCCTCAGGAGCAAACAGTCTGTACGCGCGCGCAATCGTACTCGACGCAGGTCAGCAGTTGATCGTCCGTTCCAGCGGTGCAGGCACGCACTTCACTGTGACTGGTTACGAGCAGCCCAGCAGCATGATCGCAGTGGACATGTGAGGATAGAAGATGCTTAAGCACAGTCGTCGTCAATCAGTTGACCGAGCGTGGGATGAAAACTTCCACATCGGCACATATATAAACACCTACGTTGTTCGATTGACTGGTATCCTGTCCGAGCATATCTATCCGGGTCAGGGTGTCCATGTTAGAGAGAACAACACAGTCAACAAGTACGGTGTCGTGGCGTACACGAACCAAGGCGCCGGTTTCACTGACGTCGTTATCTACGGCATTGTGTTGGACAACGTAGTGAACATGCAGGTCCGTTTCGGCATCGCTTCGCCGAACAACAGACACCTTGCCGGTTCATTCGACAACATCCATGTGAACAACCTGTTTGTGGAAAAAGGACAGGGTGGTCAAATGTGTTGGAACGTGGTGCAAGGTCAGGGCAAAACCACGTTCATGAACAATCGTGGCGGTGGCTCTGGTGGCTTCTCGTTCTACAACGGCACCAACTCGTCCTATACGATGGTCGTGGACATTGACGCCGCAGGTAACGTGCGGTCGTACTCGGACGAGAACCTGAAGAGCGGCTTTGAGAAAATCACGAACGCGCAGGGCATACGCTTCATTGAAGAAGTCGAGCCGTTCAACTACCTGATGTGGGGAGAGACTCCGGACCTTGGTTTCAAGGCCGGTAAGATCAAGGCATTGCACCCACTGTTGACGGGCGAGGCTGAGGAAGGTATGACGCTCAACTACTTGAAGGTTCCGGTGGTTCAGCAGGCAGCCCTTCGTGGTCTGCTTGACCGCGTCAAGAAGTTGGAGCAGCAGGCAGGGATCGAAGTCACGTATGAGGACGAGGGGGCATAATGCCAGCGGGGTTCATTTCCAAAAGCTCGGGTACGGACCTAGATCAAGTCTTTGTTCTCCGCACTCAGCCGACGGACCCCAAAGCCATCCCTGTGCAATTCGTGGCAGTAGACAACGGGCTCAACTTGTCCGAACGCTACATGCCACGACTTGCCGGTATGCCTCCGGGGCCTCCAACGGGCTTCCTGATTCCTGATGGTCGTGACCTGTGCGAACTGTACTACCCGATTGGCGGTCAGCGTGACTGGGTGATACCTACATGGGCCAACTGGGGTCTGCAAGTGCGAACCGCTGCGCCGGAACAGGTGACGACAAACTCGCCACCGCTTGCCATCTTCTATGCTGGTGCATCCGGCTTGACGGTGACACTCACCAACGCATCGACCGACCCTGACGGCAACATCACGCACTACGTCGTGATGAATTGGGGTGATGGTACTAGCAGCGGAAACATCGCTCCGAACGTCAATGCCTCGCATACGTTCCCGTCCAACTACTTGGGCAGCACCGTAACTATTCAGGTGCGCGTCTATGACGCTGGCGGTCTGTATGACTCTCGCAACCTTGCTGTACTGCTGGGTAACTACGGCGGTGGCGGTGGCGGTGGTTGTGTATGTCTGGACATGTACGCTGTGGGCGAAGTGCTGATCGAGGATATCGAAGTTGGTGACATGCTGGAAATTGCCACCTACGATCCAATTGGTGTTGCGCACGAAGAAGTCAAGAAGACAAAGGTCACGTTGCAACCGTGCTGGCGTATTGAGTCGGAATCTGGTGCCGCGGTTCAAGCATCTGATTCGACCCCGATGCAGCTACGCGACGGCACTGTGGTCAAGCTGCCTCAAATGTTGAATCGAGAGGTGCTTGTCAATCAGTCCGGTGACATACGGTGGGAGAAGGTGGTTCGCTGCGACTTCGTGGGTCATCGCTTGGTCTCACACATTTTCGTCTCTGACAACTGCTACTTCGCAGGTGAGGAGCCGGATCATCGCATTGCTACTCACAACGAAAACAGCACGATCAAGGTCTAGGAGAAGAAGTGGGCACTCTTACCAACGCAACATTCGACACTGGTACACAAGAGTGGAGCCTCTCCAGCGGTACGGCTTCTACCATCGGTTGGTCCCCAACTGGTGGTAGAGGTTCGCCGGGATGTATCGAATTGGTCACGCCGGGTTCTCCGAATGACGCCAATCTCAACTATGGGTTTGCGACTACGGACTACGCTCACCCGGTAGTGCCCGGTCAGAACATCACGATCAACTGGTGGTTCCGCATGATTACAGGCAGCCCGGGTATGTCGTGCCGCGCTGCGATTTACTGCTACGACGAAAACTACGCACAGGTTGACTACGTAGCCGGTACGGAAATGCGTAGGAACACTTACGGCAGCGGGTACATTCACGGCTGGTGCACCATGATCGTGCCGTGGAATGGTAGATACGTGAAACCTGCAACATGGCTGCACGGTGCCCACCAGTCGCGTCTTTACGCCGACGATTTCTCGTGGAACTACGTGCCTCCGCCTCCGCCTGATCCTGAAGACCCGGATCCTCCGACCATTCATCCGCCGACGCACGAAGCAGTTGCACAGGCTTCGTTCTTCCGCAACGGTGTATGGCGCTACACGTGGGGCTACGGCAATGTAGATGGCGAACGCTGGATTCATGGCTACAACGCAGCTACGCAGGGTGCTGTCCAGAACGCCAGTACCGCTGGTGCTGATTGGGCTCCTGCTGATTTGCTCAGTGCCACGGTTGGTGACGGGTATCAGATCAGTTTTGAAATGGTGGACGCGACGGCAGGGATCACCGCGGCAATGTATGGGACGGTCTTTCAGATGCCAGCACGCGCTGGCTCCTACTACTTGGAGTCGGACATTCCAGCAGGTGAGGCAATCCTCAACGCAACCAAGTATTGCAGGTTGCGATTCGCCGATGCACTAGCCAACTACACTCTGCCTCCAGAAGCTCAAGGTGCGACAAGTATCTTGGTGACTGCACATGCGAACGTCAAGGTCACAATCCGTCACATCCTGACAGACCAAATTGTTGAAGCCTTCATGTGGGGTCTGCGTGCCGAAGTGAACTGGCCGAAGACGGTGAACAATCAAGGACCGTATCAGATCACGAGTGAGACCTACGGACAGCATCGATCCATCGCATTTGCCAGTGGTCAGCAGCGTGGTACTGGTCTGCTCTTTACGTTCAACCCGAACGGCATCTGTAACGTGTCTCGCAACAATGTTGTGGGTAACGCGACGATTGGTAGTGGTACCTTCATCGGTGCTAATCCATTCCAGTACGGTCCAGACGGCGGCAGCATGGCTGGTCTACAGTTGCGTGTCACCGTTGCATCCAGCCGATTGACTCTGCGCACGAATGCCGCGCAAGGATTCGTTCACACGCTGCGTTACGTGGAAGGCAACGTCAATCACATCAACCTAGATACTCCGGTTGACGATGGCAACTACGACAACAATCCGGTCCTGATCGATTGGACTCCTGTGTCTTCCGCGCGCAACATTTACGCGTGGATTTCCTTCATGGCTGTCAACGACGTTGTGCACAACTCGGGTCTAGCGATCCAAGTGCGTAACGGCAGTGGCACGATTGTCGCTCAGGGTCTCGTGCCGTTCTGGACCAGCTTGACTGTCTCGCAAGCGCAAGCGCCCCCGAGTGGCGGTGGTGGTGGTTGTGTCTGCGTGCATATGTACGCTTACGAGGGTCAGACGATTGAGGATGTGGAGATTGGGGAAGAGTTGGATATTGCAACGTATGACCCGATCGGCAAGATGAAAATGGAAGTCAAGGATACGCGGATTTCGACTCAGCCGTGTTGGAGAATCGAAACCGTGTCGGGTATAGTTGTGGAGGCATCCGACAGCACGCCGATGCAGTTGCGGGACGGCTCGGTTGTGATGTTCCCTGATATGTTGAATCAGGATGTGCTTGTGGACGATGACGGCGAGATTCGTTGGGAGCAAGTGAAGTCTTGTGACTTCATTGGCGATAAAGAGGTTGCGCACATTTTCGTTTCCGACAACTGCTTCTTCGCAGGCGAGGATCCGAAGCGTCGCATCGCCACTCACAATCAGAATACGACCGAGAAGCTCTGACGGTGCCATGAGGCACGTACGTCGTGGACTTAGGGGGTGTAACAATGATGATGCAAGAACCGATTACGTGGGAGATGGTGAAGCTGTTTTTCACTGCCGACCTGCGCGTGTACATTTTCATGATGGCTACCCTGTTGGGTATGCTGACCAACTTTCTCAAGACGGTCAAGCTCCAGCAGAAAGTGACGCTTGCTGACTACACCAAGAAGTATGTGTGGAACAGCATTGCGTCGATTGTGGGTGCAACCATTGGCTGGGCCTACTTGTACGAGCAGGATACACAGACACTGCTCGCATACTTCGGTGTCGGCTACATGAGCGATAGCATCCTCAACAAGGCAACAACGTTGGTGAGTTCGATCGCCCCGAAAGACACGGGCATGGCACAGCAAGCTGGAGGTGACAGCAATGGCTAATACTGCAATTGGTTCCAGGATCGAAGACAGTATCGACAACGCTCACAACGCGCTCAAGAAAAAGCGCAACACCTGGATTTGGGTGGTCATCGTCGTTGTCATTGCAGCGGTCCTGGTGATGGATTACATGAGTGCGAATCGCATTGTGGACTTGGAACCAGTCACACCGCTGCCTACTCCGGAGGAGTACCGTACTGCCTACATCACGATCAAGGACGCAGATGAGGCAACCGCAACAGCAGTTGCGGCAGCAGAGGTCACGGTGGAGCGCGGTAAAGCGATTGTGAAGCCCAATCACGACCTGCGTAAGGCCGTGAATGAGTGGAACAAGGAGGCTAAGTATGAGGAGTAAGTGGCTCCTGCTCGTGCTTCTGCTCTGCCTCCCCGGCTGTGCAACGTTTGATACGTTGATGGGCGGAGGCGAGGAGCGTACACCATTCGACAACGTGGAGGTCTCGGCTACTAAGTCGATGACCATGTTCTCCGACAACGCAAGAACGTCGGAACCGTTGGCGGACCACCTGCAACCGATTCCACTACCGCCGCTCCCGAAGGCGACAGTGGTGGCCGATGCTGACGGCAAGGAGCACGCTGCGTTCACCGCTGATGGGATGAACCAGCTGATCTACTATAAGGACGTGAGTGCAAGCAACACTCAGTTGGCGAAGGACCTTGTCGGCGTTGCAAACTCTGCGATCAATCAGAAGAATGCGGTCGTGGAAGCCGGTAAACTTGAGGAGCGACGAGCGAATCACAATGCGGAAAAACTCGCGCTCACTGAGGAGGAATTGAAGCGAACGAAACGGAAGGCGTGGTTCTCCAGATGGGGGTATCGCGCCGCTACACTCGCTGCATTCATTCTCGGGTTGAAGCTGTAAAAGAAAAGGCCCCGGC